TTGGTAATACAGTTGCTTTATTTTTAAATGATACTGCTTCAACATCTGCAAGTTCAACATATTGGAATAATACTTCACCAACATCTTCTGTTTTTACTTTAGGTTCATCTGCGGCACTTAATGGTAGTGGTGGTAACTTTATCGCCTACTGCTTTGCTGATGTAAAAGGATATTCTAAATTTGGTTCTTACACAGGTAATGGTTCTACTGATGGAACATTTGTATATACAGGATTTAAACCTGCGTTTATTATGGTTAAAAGAACCGACTCAACATATAGTTGGTATATTTTTGATAATAAAAGAAGTGGATATAACGTAGATAATGATTCATTATCTCCTGATTTAGCAACAGAAGAATTTGATGGTCAAACTTATGCGTTTATTGATTTATTATCTAATGGATTTAAAATGAGAGATACTTTCGCAGGAAGAAATGGTTCAGGTGGTACATTTATATATATGGCATTTGCAGACAGTCCCTTTGTTTCTTCTAAGTCAATACCAACTACTGCAAGATGATCTGGTTTATTTTAGGCACAGTTCTTGGATTATATTTGGAATGGAAGTTTGAGATTGCCAAACATCTTATAGAATCAATTAAGATTCACCTAAACTTGAAATAATCAAGTTAATCACCATATCCGTTAAAACAAACGGAGATAACAATGCTAAACTATTCAGACATAAAAGCTTATTGGTCTAAATTCTATGCAGATGCTTTTGAAGATGTAAAAACATTTTGGAAAGACTATGCTAAGAACGTAGAACAATTCTATAAAAAATAACTTTATTAAAACACAATAGTTTGATATTAGTGCATAAAATTTAATGTGCATTTTCAAACTTTGGATTGGTGGGTGTGTCTTGCTAAAGTCTTGCAAATGCTTAAAAGACAATGGCAAGAACACAAAACGAACAATTAATAGCTTTTAAAGGGCATATCACAGGAATTAAAAGAGAAATAAGAATACTCAGTACATCAATGTATAAATTAGAGAAAAAGGTAGAAAACCTTTACTGGTCTATACTTGTTGCTACTGGAAGTTTAGCTTTGGCTTTAATAACAATATTTCTTGCTAAATAAAACGAATACAACTAATAGGTAGTCTATGGACACTAGAAGGATTCTGATTATTTCAGATTTGCACCTACCATATCATAGAGAAGATTCTTTTGATTTTTTAAAAGAGTTAAAAAAACAATATAAGCCAACATTCGTAATGTCTATAGGTGATTTATTGGACCACCACGCTTTATCATTCCACGATTCAAACCCTGATTTATTTTCTGCTGGACACGAATTAGCTAAAGCAAAAGATTATGTAAAAGAATTAGAATCAATATTTCCTGAATTAATTGAAATAGATTCTAACCATTCATCAATGGTTTATAGACGAGCATTAAAACATGGTATGCCTAGAGCTTACTTAAAAGAATACGGAGAATTTTTAGGAACTAAAAAATGGAAGTGGATTGATGATTTAACAGTTACCTTACCTAATAAACAAAGGTGCTTATTCACTCACGGAAGATCTGCTGATGTTTTAAAAGTTTCTCAAACCAATGGAATGAATTGTGTTCAAGGACATTTTCATACTAAATTTAAAATTGAATACTGGGCAAATCCAGATAACTTATTTTGGGGTATGCAAGTTGGTTGTTTAATAGATCAAAAATCTTTAGCTTTTGAATATGCTAAGAATTTTAAAACTAGATTTATAATTGGAACTGGTTTAATAATAGATTCACAACCGAAGTTAGCACCCTGTGTTTTAAATAGAGATGGCAAATGGATAGGCAAGTTAGTTTAAAAGAATTACTATTTTCTGAGACTGCAACAAGACTTGGAATAGATAACACTCCAACAGATCAAGTTTTAATAAATCTACAAACATTAATCTACGAAGTTATTGAACCAATCATAAATCAATTTGGCGATATAAAAATTACTTCTGGTTATCGTTCTCCAGAACTTTGCAAAGCAATAGGAAGTTCTACAACATCACAACACACTCTTGGTCAAGCTGTTGATTGCGAAGTTATAGGAGTGCCTAATAAAGAACTAGCTGACTGGGTAGTTAAAAATTTAACTTACGATCAAGTAATTTTAGAATTTTGGAAACCCGAAGAAATAAACTCTGGTTGGGTCCATATCTCTTATAACAAATCAAATAATCGTAAAATGTATTTAAGAGCTTACAAAGCTAATGGAAGAACGGTTTATGAAGTCTTATAAAAAACAAGTTGGTGGAAACCACTATAAAAAATACCAGATACAACCTATTGAATTTATAGTTAAAAATAATATTGGCTTTGTGGAAGGAAATATATTAAAGTATATTTTAAGGTTTAAAGACAAGGGTGGTGTTCAAGACTTATTAAAAGCCAAACACTATATAGAATTGCTGATAGATTCTACTAAAAGCAAATAATATCGTTTAAACTGATTTAGACGCATTTTTAAGCATATTGGCTTAAATATGAGTATAACCTCATAAAAACCCTAAATATTAAAAAAAAGGGGTATTTTGATGGTTTAAACACTATAAAAGGAACATTTAGAGAACACTATGCAGATAATTAAAATAGACACAGATTTTACACCAGAAACACACGATTTAACAGAATCATCTCAACAATCTTCTGCAATCATAACTGGTTCAGGAATAGTAAGAATAGCAGTTAGAGGAACACACGCACATATTAAAATAGGTTATAACCCAACAGCAACAGAAGAATCTATACTTTTGCCACAAGATACTGTTGAATATTTTCAAATAAGATCAGGGCAACAAGTTGCATTTATTAAACACGGAGACGGAAATGGCGAAATTAATTTCTGTGCAATAGACTAATATGCTACCAGCTTTAAGTGCTTTTGCACCACTCCTTACAACAATATTTAAAACAGTTGATAAAGCTATTCCTGATAAAGATTTAGCTGAAAAATTAAAAGCTGAAATGAATATGCAATTAATGCAATCTGGCACAGAAGAAATGAAAGCATCTGCAAAAATTATTGAAGCTGAAGCAAAAAGTAATTGGTATGTTTCTGGGTGGCGACCAACTCTTATGTACTTACTTATTTTAATTGTGGCTTGGAATTATATTCTTAGTCCAATTTTATTTCTGGTTCTTAAAATTAAAACACAAGTAGAACTTCCTTCTGATGTTTGGACATTACTCACAGTAGGTTTGGGTGGCTATACTATCGGAAGATCTGGAGAATCTATTGCTAGAAGTTTAGCAACAAGACCAATAAGCAAGAATCAAGAAAATGGATAGTCTAAAGTTAAGCGATCAAACGCAAGTATCTTTACCTATTAAAAACATAGTAGCTATTGTATCTGCTATCGTTGTAGCTGTTTGGACTTATTTTGGAATCGTTGAAAGACTTAATAGACTTGAAACTAATGAGAAGTTAATGTCGCAAGACTTACTTAAAAAAGCAGAACAAACTCCTAAGAACCAAGAGATGTATATGTTGATTGAGTACCAAGCTAAATCAATAGACAAACACTCAAAACAATTAGAAGAAAACGTACACACTAAAGTAATCATTAGTCAGTTAGAAAAAAAAATAGATAAGCTAGAAAAAGAATTAGATTCATTGAGAGGTAAATAATGTTTGAAGTGGTATTTGCTTTACTGATGTATATGAATGACAAGCTAGAAGGTTATTCTCCAAAATTAAATGTAGCTGATTGCTTAGAACAAAAACGCAAAGTTGAACGTGATGGAACTAATGATGTTACTAAATGGTCATGTAAAGAAGTTGAAGCCATTATAGAAACTGATAAGCATGGAGTTAAGAGAATCAAAGAGATTAAATCAAAATGAACTTTTATCTAGTTACCTATGCAATTAATTTTGTAAAGGTAAATGATGAAAACATTAAAGAAGATGTTGCTCACGTCAGATTTTTTGATAGCCAAAACTTTGCAAATTCAAATTCATTTCTAGCTTCATTAAAACAAGTTAAAAAACTTAGGATTACTTCTGTTGAGTGGGATTTAGAGGAGTGTAACTGGTATGATTACTATGAAGATATTTCAAATACTATTCACTAAATCGGCAGTAGATAATATTCAATACCATCATTCCAAGTTTGAATCTTTGATTGTGGTAACAACTTTAATATTTGATCTACTGATTTAAACTTTAAACCATCTTTAAAAGCAAAGCATATTGTATATTGAGTGTATCTACTATCGCAGAACATTTGTGCGAATGTAATATACTTCTTTAAATCTTTTAGTTTAAGTTTGTTGGAAGCTTTGACTTCCACGAAGAACTGGCTTTTACGTTGTTCGGTTTCTTTGGAGTAAACAAAGTAATCAGGTAAAGCACTAAGAATCCCAAGTTTATGAAAATAAGGGATAGGGGAATTACCAAAATCAGCATCATCATTAAAAAGAAGCTTTTTATAATGAAAAGATTTAGTTTTACAATACTCCTCAAATCTTTGTTCGGCATAGTCAATGTAGTTTTCAACTCGTTCTTTATATCCCAATTCATTTAATGTTCCTTTTGGTTGGATTATTTTCATCTACTCAAATCTCTTTGAGTTACAAGCCATGATCTATAAAGATCAACCCAGCTTTGTAAGTTAGCATACTTACCTTTTAAAATAGAATAGTTTTTTTCTGCAACTAATAAACCTTCTATTATTGTTGCATAATCTTTATCAGAATAAGCCCACTTTTCTGCTTCTGCTACCGAACAATTCTTTTCTAATTTCTTAGTTAAAGTTATTTGACTGAATGTTATTTTCTTAAATTCTTCGCAACGTCTAAAAGTATATAATGCTTCTGACATTTGTTCTGAGATAGAATCTAGTTCTTGTTTTATTTGGTCAGGGTTTTTTAGAGCAAGATCGTGCATACCTTCCTTTACAGTTTATAGTTGTGTACTAACCTAAGCTAGTAATTCTTCAAATTTCAAAACCACTTTTGTTTCTAAAGCATCTTTAAGTCTTTTTGCCTTTTCCATTTTATGCTTTAGTTCAAAATATTTCATAGACACTCTATGATGCCTGTCCCTTAAGTTTTGAACTTGATGTTTTATTTTCTCCATCAATTTTTTTTATTCTTGTTGATTTGAATTTAATTCCAGTTATTTCAAGATCAACAAATTTGCCTTTCTCTTGTGTAAGTGCCTCTTGTTCATTATTGAACTCCTCTTTATAAATACCAGTAAATTCTAAATATTTATAACGCACTATCATTTTAATTTTATATATTAAATTTACACAAATAACAATGGGCAGAGTGGCAAAGCCAAAGGGAATTTGGGGGAAAATCTTTGCCACTCAAAAAATTATTTAAAAGTTATGCTTATAGACAAGTTTCATATCTTTTATAAAACTATCTATTGCTTCCTTATTACACTCTAAACCTTTTGATTCAAGTGCAGATTTACACATAGCCATTACGAACATATATTCATCTTTGTTAAAAGATTTAATAGGTTCAACAGTTAATGTAGCACCTAATTCATTAGCAACATTTTGTGCCTCAAATTCCTCTACATTAAAGCTAGTATCTGGTTGAATGTTCTCTTTAAGTTCTTGTATTTTTAAAGTGTTGTTTTCTGATGCCACAAAATTAAATGCTTTATCCGCACCTTGTGGAGACCAAATAGTATAAGCAAAAGAAACTTTTTTACCTTCTTTAATAAACTCAGGTATATATTTTCCTTTGATTATAAATATTTCGTCACCGATATAGAACTTATGATTTACCTTATCATTAGGTAAAGGTTTGCCAGTTTTATCATTATAATTATGATAAACTTTACTTATTACTCCTTGTTTGTGTGCCATTATTTCTCCTTCTTGTTATTTAAAAAGCGATGCAATTTTAGGCAAGAGATCGCAACATCTTGCATTTCACTATTTATTGGAAATTCTGCTATGTTAAGTTTTCCTTGTTTAGTACAATTAACAATAACACCTTTATTAATTTTTATTTCTAACTGTTCCTCTAAAGCCATAACATACAGATAAAGTTGGACATAATAACTCTCTCTTATGCCAGAACTTGTTTTCCAATCATAAATTATGTACTCATTATTTTTCTTAAATAAAGCATCTAGCGTTCCAGTATATTTATGAATACGAGATAAAACTTTAGTTTCAGTAAAAACTAATTCTAAACCTTGTTGTAAATCATACCACTCTTTAAATTTATTAAATGATTTTTTCATTAAATCATTATGAATTTCTGGAATCGTTTTATTATGAATATAATTCTCAATCATATCGTGAACTTGACTTCCAACATGACCAGCTTGGTTCATATTAGAGTTTGCCGCCTTTTTAATTCTGTCAGCAATTTCTAGTAATTGAATTTCATCATAAGACTTACCAGCTTTGATTTGACGAAGAAATTCTTCGCTACACATTTTACTGGTCCAATTACCAATAATTGTTGCGTTTGTTAAAACCTTAGTAATTCCAGTAGCCGAAGGTAATTCTTCCTCATTCCAATAATACTTATGTGGTATCGGATCAAAATACAAAGTTTCCTCTGTATTGTCTTTAAACTTTAGTTTATGTTCTTCCATTTTGCCTTCCCTTTATTTGTTAGTTAGTCTTAGTTATTATCCATAGTATTATAATAAATACTATAATTATAAATATAATTTTATACATACGGATAAATTTTTTCTAGTTTTCCTGTAAGTTGATACAAATATTCATCTTTAATAACAACTTCTTTAATGTATCTTTTATGATTTGTTAAATCTTTTTCATAAATAGAATCTATAGGGACATTAAAAAATTTAGAATACTTATATATTTGAATAGCACCCAATTCATTTTTACCAATTTCAAATTTACTTATTTGTTGTGGTATAATTCCTAAAAATTTACCTAAGTAAGTTTGATTTAATTTAGTTTTTCTGCCATTAACAAACATACAAGTATTTTTTCTTAACCAACGAATATTTTTTCCTATTAATTTATTTAATTCGCTTCGTTCCATATTTCCTTCCATCTTTTATGTTGTTGCTTCCAATAATCGCTATTTATATCTGGATTATAAAATGGATATTCTTTATAAAAATCTTCTAAAGACATATCCTTATTTTTAACCTCACAAAGAGTGTAATAATAACCAGCTTCGCTAGAACAATTATATCTAGCCCAGTTAGGATTCTGGCTTAAATCAAACAATCTTTTTATTTCATCTTTAACTGTTTTCATATTTTCTCCTAGTTAATAACTGAATGACCTCTACCTTGAAGGCATCTTCTAGTATAATTTTCTCTAGTGCGTTCCTCTTTAGGAGTAATACCCAGAGTCCAAACTCTTAAAACATTGTTATTTAACCAAGAAGCCACTTCATCTGCACCAGACAAACTAGATTCAGCTAACATTTTACAATGCTGTATATCATTAGTCACTTCCTCAGCTTTACTGTTTGGAAATGTGCCTGACCTACCAGAAGTATCAATGATAGGTTTATAACTACAATTAGTTAAGTTTATTAGAATGAAACTTAACAATATTATTTTTTTCATTTTTTTCCCTTTTGTTTAAGTATAGTACTGTTTTTGCATTTAACATTTCTCTTTTTTTTAAATTAGGAAATGCCTTCCAAGCAAGTAGAACATAATCTACTATTGTTTGAAATCGGTTGTTGTCTATTAAATCTTTAACAATCGCTGTTGCATACCAACGATAATATTTTTCACTCTCTAGTTTTTTTCTCATTTGCCTTCTCCAGTTGTTGTTTTTCTTTTTTTAATTCAGCTTCTTTTAGTGCTTGTTTAAGTTTCTCAGCAAACACAGATTGACCAAGTTTATCAGATAAAGTTTGTTTATTCATATATTCATAAAGCTAGGTATATCTACAAAAGTATATTTTGCGAATCGTTTTTTTTCATTTATATAATATTTCTTATAAGATAAAACATAATCATCACATTTATAAATATCTGGCATACATAATGGGGGTTTAATAAATCCATTAGATATAAAACCATTTAAATCTAAGGACCTTAAAACCTTATAAATGCGATCTGATGAATGAATCTTTTTATATCTTAAAGTATATTGATTTAATAAATGCTCTAATAAATCTAAAGTCCATAAAAAGTTTTCTTTTGAATTGCCCACCCATAATGTCATAGGGTGTTTTGGATAAGCAGTTTTATATAGTTTATCATTAACTCCAAAATGTCTTTGATAGGCAGTAGATAGCATTTGAGCAGTTTCTAGAATCATTTTAACAACGTGTTTATCACAATGATAACTAGCACAAATCTTAGGGTTTTTATCTAAATGAAATATATTCATTTTTTTTTCTTTTTCTCCTCTATTAGTTTTGTAAGGTTGTTATAAATTAACTTTTGATACAATGTAATTTTATTGTGAGAAAATTCTTGCACAACAAAATAATTGTTTATAATTTCTTGGCAACCGATCAGAATATCAAGTTCAGATATTTTTTTCATCTAGTATATATAGAAATAGATTAATAAATAACTTGATAGAAATAAAATTCCTGCTATCAGAAACCCTATTGCGTCTTTAATTTCTTTATTCATATTTTTCCCTTTGTTATTAGTAATAGTATTAATATAATTAATAATGTGATTTCATAAAAAGATAAACCATTATATATTTCACTCATAGGGTGTCTGCCTTTCAATCATAATATTCAGCTTTTTGATTAAAGTTTTTAAATCTATAACCGATTCTAAATCGTTATCTATTTTGTCTTGTAGTTTAAACTCTAAACAAGAAACCATTAATTTCATTTCGGCATCAGTCATAGTACAAATCATTTCAACCCTTTTTTTTATTTTTTTTATCATCTTCAGCATATAGTTGATCTACTCTAAAAACTTCATTCATATATTGGCTATAATAAAATTGTTTATCTTTTTCATTAGTAGCTTTTTTAAACTTATCAAAGTATTCTAAAGCTAAAGTAAATTTAGGTTTTGTCATTAGATACCTCACTTATATTTGATTGTATTTTATCAACCTCATTTAAAATTCTACCAATCGCTAATGATATTTCTAATTTTTTAAATGAATCTTTATTGTTGTTCTCTAATTGTTCTTTTTCGCTATCAATCAAATTAATTACGATTCGCATTAAATGGTGTAAATCTAAATCAAGTATTTTAATATAATCGTTTTTAGATTTGGACCAATAATAGTTTTCTTCTTCCAACAAATCTTCTGGAATAGAAGAATTTTCAAATGCAGATTGTATTTTCAATAGTTCTCTTATTTTCATTTAAAAACCTTTCCTTATTAGTTTTTTAATTACCTTAACAGCAGTCTTTTTATCTTTTACAAGAACAAATCTATCATTATAATAGGGCTTGTTAATTATTTTAGAATGATAAAATAAATTCAATTCCTGTTGAGAAAATTCTGCCACAGTTCTGTCTTTCAAATCAATTACAAACATAATCAATCCAATAAAACCATATATTCTTTTGGAAAGTGTTTTCTAAACCAATCCAAACCTTGTGCGTGATCTTCCCACTGTTCCAGTAGTTCAGCACCCATAATCATATCGTAAACTGCCACAGCAAACCAAGGCAGATCACAACTTTGACCACCAAAGCGATTTTGAACATTAATTACTTTTCCGTTGTCCCATTTAAGATTAACTTTAAAAGGTAATGGATATTCTTTGTTATTCCAAGTTACAGTTCTCATTATGCTACCTCTTTTATTTCTACTTTTTGATTATTATAATGTGCTTGATATTTTAAAAAGGAAATATCAATTTTCATATATTCTGAAATTGAACCATCTTTATTTTTTTTAGGTTTAAATAATGTTTCAATTTTTTTATAATCTTTAATTGTTGCATCTGGTTTGTGATTAACTTCCAACCAAGACTCACCATCAAGACTTACAAAGAATAAATCATTCAAAATTTTTTTGCCAATTTTAAGTGATTTAAAATAACAAGTATAATATTTAGTCATATTTTTCTCTTTAGTTAGTTTTGCTTTGAACAGTACCAAAACAAGCATTAATAAATTTTGGTCTATTAAATTTTTGATTATCAATTTCAAAATAATTAGCTAAAGAAATAACAAAATTATTTCTTATTTCATCAATTTTAAAATCAATGGCATCATTACTACTTCTTTTATTGTAAGTAGATTTGATTATATTAGCTATTGCTATATAGTCTTTTTTAGTCATTTTTCCCTTTAGTTAGTTTGTTTGTAGATTTTTCTATGATTAAGATTAATTTGTGCAGAATCTCTAACTGCATAAACTAAACAT